TGCTGCTGTAATAGCACTTATAGAATTGTTGTTGTATTTAACTAATGCCATATAATTTTATTGTCCCTGAATCTATGTTGCCTGAATTCATTTTAAATTGAAATCTTGTTAATGCTGTGGTTGTGTTAACATAACCAGCTATATAACTATCTACAATATAACCAGAACCATAACCATAGTAGGTAGAAAATCTTGAAATAAAATGTTTTACAAATGTTGTTGATGATGGTTCAAAAATTTGTAAAGTTCCAGAGCAGCTTTCATCATTTTCATTGCCAACTTCATCTGAAAGTCTTTGAAAACCTGTACCTTGTGCTTGGTCATTACCTGTAGCATAGGATAAAGCTGCTGGAGAACCATCTTCTTCTTGATAAGCATAAAAAGAACTTGATGTAATTGTTTGATTATAACTTGTATTTGTGCCTGTATCTGTTTGAAATTGAAAATATTTATTATCAGTGCCTGGATGTATATCTGTAAATTTAAATATATATTCTTTATAAGTAGAATCTATGTTTGAAGTAAAAGAAAGTGTAGAATCACTTGATGCAGTTTGCGTTTCTAATAAAGTCATAGCACCACCAGAAACATCTGATGGTAAAGCTGTGATTGCCGATAAGGAGTTGTTGTTAGCAAATAATACTGCCATTGATTACCCCTTTGGATTAGCGTCTTTAATTGATTTTATTCTTGCTTTCCAAGCATCTATATCTTTATAAATTTCGTCTAGCTGTTCGCCTATATCTCCATAAGCATTTCTTCTAGTTCCTCTCACAACATTATTAGCTTCTTGTGTTGTTGCAGCAGAATTATAAGATGCTAATTGAGAATCTGTAGGTTTAGCAAGACCATCAACAGACCAAGATTTTATATAATCTCCATCTCCATCATTTTGAAGAATAATATTATTTTTTTCTTTTTCTTCTTTATAAGATTTAGAATTTGCTTTTAAATATAATTCTATTTTAGTCGTTATTATTGCCATAATTTTTATCCTATTTTAAATCCCCAAAAAGTGCTGTTTGTTGTTGCTGCTATTGCAGATCCACTAGCATCATTGTCAGTAGTTTCACCATAAAGTTCAACAGTATCTGTTGCTGATAAATTTAAAATTACATTTGGAGAATGTGTCATAAGAATATGAGTTCCATTGGTATTTTTTGATCCTACAGTAATTACAGCAGAACCTTCTGTATAAATTGAAACAAATGCTTGTTCTCCATCATTTCCTACATCTGCAAAACTTGCTTCAACAGTTGCACCGATTAAATATTTGCCACCTGCACCACTTGGCACAGTAAAAGTTGTTCCATCAAAAGCAGTATCGCTATCTAATTCATTGGTAGTAAATCCTGTAAGTTTTGTATTACTTCCTCTTGATGTTGTTTGGTTGGATGCTTTTCTTCCATAAAAATATGGAGTATTTCCACCTTTAATTAAACTATAATCAATTCTTTTTAATGTTCCAGCATCTGAAACTAAAAACTCATCTGTGTCATCTGGAGTTGATGTTAATGCTGTAGTTCCAGAAATAAGATCTGCTTTAATCTGTGCAGCACCTACTGTGTCATCACTTGGTACTCCAAGATCAAGTACGTTACCTAATATTATTATAAAATCTATAACATCATTTGTAACTAAGTTACTAGCAAAAGTAATTGTTGCACCAGAGATAGTAAAAGAACTACCTGGTTTTTGTAATATACCATTTAAACTAACTAACATGTGGTTTGCAGTTTCTGGTGAAACATTTGTAGATGATACTTGCATAGTGTATGCAGCTTGACCATTAACTACTGATATAGCATCACATATTTGAAAGTTTCCAACTGTTGGTTCTTTTCCTATATATGCCATTATTCAACTCCCATTAATGCTTTAATTTCATCATCATCTAAACCTAAGTCTTTTAATTTTTGTTTTCCTGATGCTTTTTTGTTTGTAGCATTAGTTTTTTCAGTTTCATCATTATCTAATAACTCTGTCATTTTTGTTTGAATATTAGATTTAGAAATAGGAGTGGTATCATTTAACCAATTAATATTATCTAAATCACTATCATTAATTATAAATTCTGCATCTTTATTTATTGCTTTTATTGCTCTTGCGTAATCCATTATGCTAATACCTCTATTACTGTTATTGTTGATGATCCCTGTGCTGTTCTTCCGTTATCAGAATTATCTGGTGTTTTATTGTATGTAATAGTTGAGTTATTAAATGTAGAAGCTTGAACTGTGTAAGTAAGTGCTGATGTTGAACTTGGGCTATCTAAATACTGATAATTAACTTGTTTTACTCCATCACTTGTATTATCTCCATCATTTTGACTTATAGAAAAATTACATCCTATTCTATTAGAGCTATCCGAACCTGACCCTATAAGTGTTGAGTCTCTATATAATTTAAAAAAACCATAAGCAGCTTGATTTACTCCAGCACAAAGTGATATCATAACAAAAACTTTACTTGAAGTTGCACTTGGTGTTATATCAACAGTGCAACCTGATATGGCAGCAAAACTACTAGAACTCATTTGTGATTGTGTTGTAAAATGAGTTTGAACTACTTGTCCTACTTTTCCACCACCAATTAAACTAGCATCTAATCTTTTTAAAACTCCAGCATCACTAATTAAAAATTCATCAGTTGAAGCTGGTTCAGATGATAGAGCTGTTTGACCAGTAATAACTGCTGGATCAAGATCACTTGCAACTACTGCTTTGTTAGCTGGTTTGTTTCCAATG